CTTCAGATGTATTTGTAACATATACATTAGATCCTAATATCCGTATAATTTTGTAAAAAATACTTAACTTGTCACTGTTTGATAGATATATTATTTGCCCTACTTGTAGATTTGGCTGTGTTTTAAATTTAATTGTTACTTCTGAAATTGATGCTGTAATTGTATCAACTTCTGTTGGTACAACTTGATATCTATAAACATTCCAAGATATCCCTTCGAATGCACACCAAACGTATTCTCCAGATTTAAATGTTGGGGCTGGGGACAATGTCAACAGATTGTCTAATGAATTAACATTTAATTTAACGTCTTCGTATCTAACATATCCAGAACTTCTTAATAACGGCTTGTAGTTACTGTTAATAGGCCATAGACTGTAATTAAAATTTATGGGTTTTACATAAATTGCATCTGCGTTTTGTCTAATTACAAAATCACTTTTTTGATTTGTGCTGATTTGATTTGTTAGTAGTATTGGTTGCGGATTAATTTTGAATTCGCTTTCTTCCAGCACTAATTCTATTTCATCAAACGCTGCTGTACCACCATAAGTACCAACTCTCACTGCCCATTCTTCATCCAACGATAAACTTTCTTTATTGGCAGAACTTAACACATCAAAAAGTTTATTAAGAACATTTTGTGTGCCCTTCTCAATTATCATACCCTGATAAAATTTATATTGACTTACATCATCTTTAATAATGCTTTCAAGATATTCTCGCTTTTGATAACCTATCAAATGCTGTGCGATTTTTTGTTGGTTGGTATCAAAATTGTCTGTATTTAAATCATAGAAATCATTAAACTGTTCTGCTTTGTAATCCCAGTTGGGTAATAAATTTTTATCGGGCCTAGCATCTAACTTTGTCCATTGGCTATCTATGAATTCTGATTGGCCTGGTGTAAATTTATTTGCAGAATAAAAAAACTGTTTATACTGTACTACATCTCCAAGGTTATAATCTGCATACGGTTCCCAGTCAGTAAGTTTTGCCTCATCAAATATAAATCCAGGTATATTAACTGTACCGTCCCACCCGTTACTTAAATATCCTAAAACTTTTATTTTTTCCTGTCTATATCCAGGTTGTGGATCATAAATTACGTCGTTGAAAAAAGTAACATTGTCTAAAATTAATACATTCTCTTTTTGAACTAGATAAAGCGTTGCAGAATATATTCCGGTAGTTTGATCTTTTGGTGCTATGACATATGAGCCGTCTTCTCTATTCACATTTATAAAATCTCTAGGGAGAGGAGTACCATCACTGCCCAATATTAAGTATGGATAGTAGGGATCAACTATACTGTCTACCATAGATAAATTAGTGTCTAATGTCAATAGTTTTGCTGCCGGACTTAAACAGATTACAGAACCTACAGCCCAATTTTGTGTCAACCAGAACGCAAATTCTTTAGCACTGGTTGTCCAATTTGACATTTGATTAATTTCAGTATCAAATTCATCAAATTTGAATCCTAATGTTTTTAAGTGTTGTTCGTAACCTAATAAAAAGTCAACAACATCTTGATACTGAGAAAATCTAGTTCCGTACGGTAATCGTGTTAAGGTTATATCAAACTTATTTCTAATAATAATTTCCTTACCACCAGTCAACGGCAAAGAAGGTACTGGCACAAATTTAGTTTGATCAAATTTATCAGTGCTAGTATGACTAACGATACATCTATAATATTTGTTGTTAAATTCTACTATCGTACCTACTCTATATATTTGTTCTGCGGCAAAATTAACGAACGATTCTGTTATGCCACCAATGTTAACTACCCTGCCTGATCCAACTGGCATAAAGTAATCAAAGTATGGCTCTAAATATGAGTAACCTCGTATTTCATAACCATCTTCAAATTTTTGTATAATTACTCCGCTATAGGTCAGTTTTGCAATTGGTGAGTTAGTATTAAGAAAAATGTCATAGTTTTCAGAAGGTACAAAAACATTAGATGAAGCGGATGGACTTTTGCTATCTAACAATAATTTATATTTTTCTTTGGTTGTAAATCCACCTAATTTGCTAGTTAAAAAACAATTTAATTGAGATAAATTATTTTCATAATTTACATAAGGCTTGTTACTAGGACCTGTTAGATAATCTACAACGTAATTGATAATTCCGCTGGTGTAAATTCTAGTTTCGCTAAATGATGTAGAAGGTACAGCAACGTTTTTTAAGTTCAATCTTAAATTTGTATCAGCATAAACAAATTGATCTAGCACTATTTTAATTCGTGATCTATCAAGGTATAATCCTAAAACTTTATTAGGATACATCAATAATAAAGATTCTAAAACGGCGAACGGATAGTAACTAGATCTTGTCCATGCGGTTTCAACTGGGGCTCCGTCCCCAAACACAAAGTCTGTATTTGAATCAACTTGGATTAGTCCAAAGATTGAATTGCTGCGTAGCGGATCTAACAGATTTCCATACTCGTCAACTGGGATTCTAGAAAGCAGTTCTGGTCTAGCAAATTTTTCAATACGTAATATAGGTTTATTAGGCTGTCGTACTATGCCTTCCTGAAGATCTTCCCATAATATTAGATTATCACTGGTATACGGTCTTGGACCATAAACTTGCTGCCACCATGAAGGTTCTACACTAAACCCTAATACTTCCCAAGGGTGTGTGTGAGGTCTATCTGTATCGAATAAATATCTATAAATTCCTCTCCAATATCCTGGTGATGATTCACCGTTAGCGAATGTGTTATTGTTAAAGTTAAAAGTAAAAGCATTTTCTCTGTCGAAAAAGTCATTAATCTTAATGTCAACATCTAGTAAAGTAGTCCATTGATAAAATTTATTACTTAATATATCTAAATATTCTGTTCTACTGTAATCAGTGGTTCTATTAAAACTAGGAATTATATCATATAAATCAATAATGTTGTTATCATAATTACATTTTATATTGTTGAAAATTCTTTTTTCTAATTCTAATAACAGTTGATCTCTGTAGTCATTATAAGCAATAGTGATACTGCCATCGTGACCTTGTATTACATTTTGCGTTTCTAAATAGGTATCATCAGAATAAATTTCTGGTACGAATTTTGGATAAAGACCTAATTTAGTAGGTGTGCAAGGAATAAAGCATCCATCTGTATTGTCATACTCTGAAATAACAATAGTATCATCTTCATTTAACGGCACAGAAATAATAACAAATCCCTCATCGTTAAATGTATAATCTCTTTCAAATATTAATTGTATACCATTAAGATAAATTAAAACAGATTTGTTAGATAATTCATTTAAATTAAATTTAAATGAGATTGGATATGCTGTAGTATCTGGATCTAAAACTGTAAAATCAAACTTCTTTGGTGCTCGGTATGGCACCATGTCGCTTAAAAAATATTTTCCTGTATTAGTATTTGATTTGTTCAGTTCAATTAATATAGCGTCAACAAATTCATCTACTGGAGCATCTATACCTAATTTTTCAGCAGTAAGTAAAAAATTCCGTTTGAACTTACCATAATCATTCATGGCAAATTCTATAGCCTTCATTGCATTAGCTGTTTTATCTCCAAGATGAAATAAACTATTTGCTATTGGACCACTGTGTTGCACAAAGCGTGTACCATACTTAGATGTATCTCCTAAATCTCTAAGATTACCAATACCTGGATACGATCCAACAAATTCGTTGAGATTAGCAGTAATACTGCCTACATGATCAACTACCTGTCCTAAAGTAAATTCATTTACTTGTTCATTAAGAGGATTATTTTGTAATGCTATAGGAATTTCATAATAACCGTTAGAATTTTTATTTTGTTTAGATAAACTTTTAACCGTTACTATATCTTCTTGTCCAACATCTTTATAGAAAACAATTTGTTTATACAAAATTCCATTAGTAATAGTATAATCCAATGTTGGTACTAAATTTCCATTAATATAAACATTAACTGTTAAATCATTTAGATTTGTAATATTGTCATATATATCAAGAGGAAAATTATTTAAAATTTGTATGCGAGTTCCATCTGATAAAGTCTTAAATTCTTGTTGATAAACTCTAACCACACGTTGGTAATCTTCTCTAAAACCAACAGTCCAACCGTTGACATAAGTTGTTGTGCCGTTGTAAACTTTAAAATAGAATTTGTCAATAGATTCAGAAACTATTTTTTCAACAAGTTTGTAGGCAAACTTATCTTTATAATAATTGTAATCAAATAATATATCACCTATATTATTGATATTCCTATAACTTAAACTAAATCCTAACTCAGAATCAGACTTACCACTTCCCCTAGCATAGGAAAAAGATTTGGTTCCCACAAAAGTTGTTCCATCATATTTGGTTGTATCAGAGATTGAATCTCCTTGCTCATCAAATATATCAAACAATATTTCTTGGTTAGTTGTGATTTTTTCTTGTCCTAATTTCCAATTTGTGCCATCGAACCAGTACATTTTACCTTGGTTAGATCCTAATTTAACAAGTACTGTTTCGTCCTTATTTGGTTCAGAATCTGCTGTGTCAATTAGGGTAATTTGTTTCTGTCTACCTGATGCAACTTGCACATCTATAAACCTTACTTGAAAGATTCTACCGTTAACTCTTATATCAGTGTCTGCGGTCACTAACAATCTGTGACCATCGGCAAGATCAATTCCATCTACACTGTAACCTAAACTACCTTCAATGGTACTAAAAACGTCAGTGGTAAAGTTGTCAATTAGATCAACATTGATTTTAGCATTAGTACCAAAATTAAATAATTTAAGGCCTGCCTTAAATTCTATTATAGGGCGTTTTGCTCTTGCAGATTGATCTAATTCAACGTTTGAATTATTGATTTCTGCGGCAAGTTCTATAATATCTTTATGAAACCATCTATTATACCTAGACCATGGATTTCTATCCATGCTAGATCTATTCATAGTTATATAATCTTTTTGACCGGCAAATGCACTAGCATCATCAAATGGTAAATTGTCAAAAGGTGTGTCATCGAAGAGCACAGTTTTTTGAGTGCTATAACCACTAATAATTTCTAAATCTATATCTGCAACTAATTTAATAGAAGAACCAACTCCTTCAACATACCAGTAACCTTGACCGTATGATTGTGGAATAACATTACCAACAAATTTAACTTTCATTCCGTTGCTTAAAGGATAACCGTTGCCCATGGTGAATGTCTTTTTGCCAACTATTTCTTCTGAAACATTAATTTCTGTATTTTCTTCAATGTCTTGGATTTGAAATACACCGCCAGTATTGACATCATTCTCACTTACGTAAAACAAAACATTAGGAGCATCTAATGAAACTTCAAAAGTACACACACCATTTTCTGTAGCATTACCGCTATCTTCGTGTTCAACCCCTTTAGTATAACGATTAAGACTACCAGATGTTCGTACAGTTTTTATGCTGAAAGGATGTCCTGGTGTGTTAATAGAAAATTTATAAGTTTGTCCCCTGTATAATTTTATTAAAGGGTTACGTGTTAACCCGTCTGGACTAAACAAATAAGCAATATTGTCGCCTTCATCAACAGCGGTAATAGTAAATTGACTTTGAATTTCTTTTTGCTGTCCAAAAACGTTTATAACATCTGGTCCGTATGATAACCAATAGTATTGTTGAAAATTAACAAATTTGTCCCAGTCAATCTGTGGATCCCAACTGTAATATTCTTGTGCATTTAATCTTGCATGATTAGATGTTATTCCGCCAAACACACTGACATGATTAATATGATCTAGATAATCTTTGTGAAATGTTACTGTGTTAAATGTATCTTTGATTACTGCTGCTGGTTCTAATTGATAATTTTCTCTATCGGAAGTAGAAGCAGTAACAAAAATATCATTAACTGTAGCAGATTTGCTATCTCTTCTACCAATAAATCCGTTAATCTTTTTAACTGTTCCTGGCTGAACCAACTGACCTAGTGTAGCATGAACAAACTTTTTATTAGCGTCGCTTCTATAAAAACGTGGCAATAATCTAGAAACTTTCCTATTGGTTGGATCTAGGGGAGCACTAAATTCGTTCTGTTCTCTATTATATGCCATATTTTACCTTCATGCACTGGTTATCTGATTTTTGTTGGCTATGCGTTGTGTAGTGGTTATAGCACCGGTGGCTTTAATTTTACTAGCAGATATACTTGTTACTATATCTATATCATCAACTGTGGCACTACTGATAAAAATTTCATCTTTTTCGCAAGTGATTTCAAATAGACTACCAAAATAAAGATTATCTGACTTCGGTACTATAACAAAAGTAACTATATAAGGCGAAAGTTGTGCCAATACATAAGTTGATAATTCACTAAAATAGAAAGTGTTACCAAAGTCCCAATTTTCAACAGCGAAGAATTGATTGATGGCCAATAATATTCTAGTTTTAACATCATTATCACTGATAACTTGTTCTGGATTCTTAACTACTTTAAACACTGCTCGTAAATCTATATTAGCCTTACTGCCAAATAAAATTTTATATTTCACTGGATGATAGATTATTTCATCACTTATTGTTCTAATTTTACTCAAATTTGGATTAAGGTCATTGTATAAATTATCGCTGCTAGGAGCAAATGGAATGTCGTCTAACACGTCATTTAAGTATTGTCTAAATTGTGTATCATATAATCTGGTCAATACATACAAATCAATAATATTAGTGATACCTGGATCAATACGAGTTTCGTAATCTGCATTGTGAATATATTGGAATTTCAGTTTATCTCTACCTACATAAACTTTGTAATCCAATGACACAATTAAGGAACTGGCAACTTCATCAAATTTTTTAACTACTTCTGTATCTTTAAAATAAAAATATTGCCCGTCATCATAATTATTTAGATTACCTACAGATGTTTCAGAATCTAAAATTAATACTTTTTGATCAATATTAGAAATGTATCTATAATCTTCTTGTCTTTCACCAATATTGTATCTTTCTAAAATTACATATTTTGTTTGATCTGAATTATTTGTTCCAACAATATCATCAAAATAATCAGGGTTATCCACCACACCGTCCTCGTCACTATCAGAAAAAGTAATTTCTATTTTCTTTGTGTCAACATATCCGTCTAAGCCTTGAAATTCTTTTAATACTTCCCAATCTCTATCATATGTAAACGGAAGTGTGTTAGTAGTTGGCGGCTGAGTGTTAATGTTAAGAACTTTAATTTTATCTTTTATTATAGTGTTTGTCCTAGTGTCGTAGATTTTATCACTTGTGTCGTAATAAAATCTTACTTGACTATCACTTTCAAATACATACCTCAACAATCTAGATTCAACAGTGTAGAAATCTTCATCAGGAGTAAACAATATTAACCAACTGGCATCTAGTTGCTGATTGGAAATATCACCTGCTTTACCTAAATTAAAATTTTCAACTAAATTTAAATTTGATTCAAAAACGATAGCCCAGAGCCTTGTATTAATATCAAAACGTAAGCCAAAGGGTTTGTTATCAAATATTAGATCAATCATTGTGGTTATCACACTTGATTCTAATGTTGATTTAAATTTTGGAATAATAATAGATACTAATGCCCCAGTAGGAATATTTTCATTTAATATTACTGGTCCTAGTCCGGAAGACAGTACACCGGTATTATTAGCAGATCCGTCACCGGTCACTGTCACCACTTTAGTCCATATTACAGTACTACTATTTGCTAATGTTGCTGGACCAGTTTTTAATTCATTGTTATTGTCTCTATCAAAATACTTACCAACAGGGGCTGTAAATTTTATCAATGTGTTCGATTCAACAAAACGCAAATCGGTTGAAGTGAAGTTATTTAATTTGAAAACTGTACCGTCAACACTGTCTCCAAAGTAACCAGTTGATTGGTTAGTATCAGATGTAACATTGAACCAAGCAGAATTTATAGTCAATGTAGTGTCAATTCTGTACTGGGTATAAAAATAATTTTTTAAGTTATCACTTTTGATAAAATCTAAAAGTTGGTTGTAAATTACTGCTTCTATTTCTGTTTTAGTAACATAGTTGAATCTAAAACTATCGCTATAGTTTTCTTTATAGATAGCACCATCGTCAGCAAATAAATTTGTCTTACTATACTTTCCTGTAGGATCTACTAGATCAAAATATCTACTAATACCACTAGCAGTTCGATTTACTGCTTTGATTTTTATAACTTGTTGACTAACACTTAACGGACTAAGATTATAATCCTCTCCGGTGACCATACGATTCTGTGTATAGTATATGGCAGGGGCATTAGTTTTTATTGAATCGTTGCTTTCTGAAGTACTACTATTAACTACTGAAGAGTTTAGTCCCAAAGTTAATGTTAATACTTCAATCTGTCCAACATTACTAATATAAGAAATATTAATTGATATAGATCTAATATCTCTAGCATTTATAGTATAAGAAAAACCGTTACTTACTCTATAATAAATTCTAAAAGAACCCAATGGTAAATTTCCAAATGTGCCATCACTAAAATTTAAACTGATTCTATCCCCTACTCTAGTAATAACACTGTAAATGTTTCTAATATTTTTATCAAGACTATTATAAACAGTATTGTTGCCTTTGAAATTAGATACTGGTGACCATAATTCACTTTCTCTATTATTTTTATCTAATCTATACAACCATACGTCAGTATTATTAATGTTTACAGCATCAATGTCAACAATTTCATTTGTACCGGGCTGATCTAATGTAAACACTCCTGTGTTTAATTGTCCTTGCCTAAAATGCATAAAGAATCCTGAATTAGGACTGCCTGTACCTTTACCATCATTTCTATAGATAAAAGCCGGACGAACTCCTTGAGCAGGAGGTTCTTCAGAAATTGTATTTGTCTCACTGTCTAAAACTGTGCTGACAATTTCAAAAGTCATATTTCTTCCGTCTACAGCCTTAGTAAAACTGTATACTGGTACATCTTGATTAATACTTCTAAATCTATATTGCTCTGTTGGAATTCCAGCAACATCAGTTTTAACATCTGGTTTGCCAAACTGTCTATTAGGATCTAATGCTGCATTAATCACTTTAATAAATTGTTCATACCAATTAGCGTTAGTAGCATCATTCCATACTATAGTTTGTCCGCTCAGATTTCTGTTATTAGAATCTATAATTTGTTCGGTAGTAGATACTGAAGTTATCTTCAATAGGCCGTTGGCTGCAATATTACGTTTTGCATTATAACTTAATAACCTAGCCAATCGTAAAACACTTTCTCTGCGCTCTGCAAGTTCTAAAAAATTATCTCTAGCATTTAGGTCAACACGAAAACTAATACTTTGACCTAAATAAGCAATTAGATCAATCAGGGCTAGATATTCGCTAGACTCAATATAATCATTAAAATCTTCTGGATAATTTTCACGGATATAAGATATCATTACCCTACGAATGTTTTCAAAGTCGTAAGATTTGAAGTCAGCACTTTTGAAAGATTGATAAATTTTCTTCCAATCTTCTGCTACTAACAGTCTGTTTTGTCGGTCAGTTGATGACATCGTTGGTCCTTTGTAATATTTATTTTAAAAATAATATGCGCATTTAACTTACAAGACCATTATCTTGATCAAATTGAAATTGCATTTTTTCAGCAATATTATAATCTAAGTAAACTATTTCACATTCTATTTGTATACCAGATTGGTACTGTGTTACTAAGATTTGTTCTGCTTTAGTCCTTGGATCATAATTAATAATTTCTTCTACATTTTTAATGATGGCATTTCTTACATCAGGAGTAAATGGTTCATACAACATGTCCCAGATTATGGTACCAAATTCTGGATTTTCTAAACGTTCTCCCTGACGTATATGAAAGTGGTTTAACAAATCTTGTTTGATAATAGCCAAATCATATAAGGCAAAATTTTCAGTATCAGTATTGAGGGTGCTAAATCCTTTGTATACCTTTGTTTTAGGTTGCTGTTGTGCAGTTTTAGGACCAGCCACTGTGGTTCTTTTGTAAAGTCTATTATTGATTGTCATGCTTGGCCTCCGCCTTTGACCTTGGCAAATGTATCTGTTTCTGTTGTATATTTTTTCCAATACTCAGGAGTTTCTAAAATACTTTCGCTGTTGTCTTCATTCCTGCCATCTATGTCTCTGTCAGTTTTTTCTGGCTTATACTTCTCAGGATCTAAGTTTTCGTGATGAGGCCATGGTTCGTGAGTAGGCACTCGACGCATAATTGTCTGTGCTAACTCATTTCCTTCTTCATTTGGCACACTGTGAGTTTTAAGTTCTTTTGGCAATTCTGCTTCGCTAGCTTCAGCGGCTGTTGCGGCTCCCGGACCGTTCATATGAATCTGCGGTGCCGTTTCAACTATGTTGCCGCCGGCGTTGGTTTCATTACTGCCGCCACTGGTCATGAAGATATGTCCGCCAGCATTAAAATCATAATCACTTCCAACTTTGTGCAGATAGTTTGTATCAAATTTTATGTTGACATCTTGTTTTACATGATGCTGTAATGTTTGATCGTAAGTGATATCTACATCTTGCTTGATATGAATTTTTTGATTTTCATCTACAATTAAAATGCTGTCTTTTAAAACATGTGTGTGCATTTCTTCAGCAACTTTGATATTAAAATTTCTTCCTGCTTCAAAATTAATATCTCTGTCTGCATAGAAATTTAAATCTTGCTTGGTATGTAAACTGACACTGTCTTCGGCATAGATGTCAATCTTACCATCACTACTTAATTCAATCCAACTTGTTCCCCTTGCATTTCCTATATAGATTAAATCTTCAGAATTATGCATTAATATTTGATGGCCTGTTCTGGTCCGTAATCTAATTAATTCATTGTGGGGACGATTTCTTAGGCCTGTCTTACCACCTTCAACAGATTTATACACTGGCGGCCCTTCGCTTGGTGTTGTTTCACGTTCCCATTTGTCGTCACCGTCGTCCATTACAAAACTTGATCCGCCTAGGCGACTTACAAACATATTTGCGCGATGTTCAAATTTGCCGCCTTTGCCTTTAGGACCGGTTTTATCTACTGGACCGGGGGTGCTTATTCCAAATACTGCACTAGGAATTTCTCTTCTGGCACTGCTTGTGGTTATACCTCTAGTATCGTCTTTAATTAATCCTTGTTCTGTATAGGTATCTTGAAAAAACTTATGTACAGGCTTTGGCAGTTTTGTTGTGTCGGTGGTGGCTACGTCGCTGGCTTTTCTATTATACTCAGCTACGGGCACACGTTCTTCTTCACCGTCTATGTGGTATACTGTGGCAGCATAACCAGGTGTCATAAAATTCATATTGGGGTCTGGTATACAACCAATCCAGTATGCTTTTGTGCTGTCGCCGTTTACAAAGAAAACTAAAACTGTAGATCCTATATCGGGAGGAATGGCCCACCATCCATAACTTTTTTGAGTGCTGTTATAGTCATTGTTTTCGTCTACATAAGCAACATTAGTTACGCCAGTAAACGGACTCATGTAACGTGCCTGCATGACTTCTGTTTCTCTAGCATTTCTGTTACCAGACTTGTGTAACAGTTCAACTTCAATTGTGCCCATATAATATGGATCGGTGTAACTGATAACCTTTGCTAAAAAGGGTCCAGAATTTCGTTCTGTAGGAGCCTGGGCCGATTGCCTGCCTTCTTGGTTTGGATTAACCATCCCAATCTCCTAATGATGCATTATTCTCTGCAATTTCTTCGTCAGTTA